GGGGGGGGTGAGCGATGCCACGTGGGCGACCGCGGAAGGCGGTGACCGAACGACAGGGGAGACGGTCGCCGCTGGTGGCGCTCACCCGACAGGACCTGCCAGCGGTCCTCCCGCCTCCTCCACCGCGTCTGCTCCGCTCGACGCGTGAGCTGTGGCAGTCGCTGTGGTTAGCGGTCCTCCCGCCTCCTCCACCGCGTCTGCTCCGCTCGACGCGTGAGCTGTGGCAGTCGCTGTGGTTGAGCCCGCTGGCGCAGGTCTGGGATCCGGTGACCGATCGCCTGGCGGTCGAAGAGCTGGTGCGACTGGTGGACGAGCGCGAGCGGGCCTGGCGCGCGTTCCGGCGTGAGCGGCTGGTCCCGGGTTCACAGGGGCAGCCGCGCCTGAACCCGCTCTGGCGGCTGATCCAGGACACGACCGCGCAGATCACGCAGCTTTCCGACCGGCTCGGCCTCACTCCGCGAGCGCGGCTCCAGCTCGGGATCACGTTCTCACAGGCAGCGATGGGGATCGCAGAACTCAACCGGATGCTCGACGACGAGGACGATGGCGACGACGCTCCTGGACAAGCCGAAGACGCCGCTCTCGCGCGGTGACCGCGTGATCCGCTTCATCGAGCGGCACTGCGTGCATCCCGATGGGCCGTGGGTCGGCCAGCCAGTCCGCTTGCTGGACTGGCAGAAGCAATTCTTGCGCGACCTCTTCTCGCTCGATCCCGCCACCGGCCTGCGGCGCTATCGCTGGTGCTTGCTCGGCGTGCCGAAGAAGAACGGGAAGACATCGCTCGCCGCGTGGATCGCGCTGTATCTGCTCCTCGCTGATGGCGAGCCCGCACCGCTCGTCGTCTGTGCCGCGGCATCTGACGACCAGGCCGATCTTGTTTTCGGATCGGCGCGGCGCGTGTGCGAGTTGTCGCCGACGCTCCGCCAGGTCACCGAGCGGTTCGAGCGGGAGATCCTCGTGCCGTCGTCCCCGGGCGCGCGGCTCCGTCGTGTCGCCGCTGTAGCTGGCACGAACGATGGCCAGAACATCCACGCCGTCGTGTGCGACGAGCTCCACGAGTGGGTGGGACTCAAGGGACGCTCGGTGTGGAATGTCCTCACGAATGGTACCGGGGCACGGCGGCAACCGCTGGTGCTCCAGATCACGACAGCCGGGTGGGATACCGAGTCGGTCTGCTACGAGCAGTACGAGTACGGACGGCGTGTCCTCTCCGGCGAGATCGATGACCCGCGCTATCTGTTCCGCTGGTATGCGGCGCCGGAACATCTCGACTACCGCGATCCCGAAGCCTGGCGGATCGCGAATCCCAGCTTTGGCGTCACGGTGCACGAGGACTTCTTCCGCGACCAGCTCACGAAGAAGAGCGAATCGACCTTCCGGCGTTATTTTCTGAACCAGTGGGTGTCGAGCGAGGACCTCTGGCTCCCTGCGGGATCCTGGGACGCCTGCCGCGTCGATCCCTGGGACTGGGACCCGGCCGCACCGGCGTGGATCGGTCTCGATACGTCCGTGCGGCACGACGCGACGGCGCTCGTCGTCGGGCAGTGGATCGGTGACCGGCTCCATGTGCGGGCGCGCATCTGGGAACCGCGGATCCTCCCGTCCGGGGAGCCGGACCCGGACTGGCGGATCCCGGAGGACGAGGTCGAAGCCGAGATCCGGGAACTCTGTCGCGAGCTCCCGGTGCAGGCGATCCGCTCGGACTGGGCGCACATGCGGCTGCTCGCGCAGCGGTTGCTCGACGATGGTCTCCCCGTCGAGGAAGTGCCGCAGACCGCGAGTCGCATGGTGCCGGCGACACAGGTGGCGACCGAGATGATCCTCGCGCGGCGTATCGCGCACGACGGTGACCCTGCGTTTGCGCGACATGTGGCGAACGCGGCGGTGAAGCAACTCGCCGACGGTGGTATGCGGCTCACGAAAGGGGCTGCCAAGCGGCCGATGGACGCGGCGATCGCGCTTGCGCTCGTGTGTCAGGCTGCGGTACGGCCGAGCAGTCGTGCCGAGCAGCCGACGCCGAACCTGTGGCTCCCGGAGGATCTCGATGCGTGACGTCGTCGTGGTCGCGCTCGAACTCGCTGGCTTGGCCTGTCTCGTCACTGCCGGCGCGCTCGTGCACACGGCGCTCGGCTTCGCCGTCGCTGGTGTCGGCTGCCTGGTCCTCGCGTACGCAGTGGAGCGGAGCCGATGATCCTCCGTGCGCTGTTCGAACGCCGCCAGGCGACAGCGTACACGACGACCTACGTCCACGCTGGGGCCACGTCCTCCGCTGGTGTTGCGGTGACGCCGGACACGGCGATGCGCGTGTCAGCGGTGTTCGCCTGCGTGCGGCTCATCGCGGCGACGATCGGGACGCTCCCGATCCACGTCTATCGCAAGCGCCCCGACGGGTCGCGCGAGCGCGTGGATGACCACCCGGCGGCGGCTGTCCTGACGCAACGACCGAACCCGAGCTGGACGCGCCAGCAGCTCATCGAGCAGCTCGTCACGCACCTCCTGCTGTGGGGAAACGCCTTCCTCGGGGTGGAACGGAACGAGCTGGGCTATCCGCTAGCGATCTGGCTCATCCATCCCGCGCGCGTCCGCGTGTGGGGAGATGGACGCGAGCGCCGGTATTTCGTCGACGAGAAGCCGGTCCCGACAGGCCAGATCGTGCACGTCCCGGCGCTCTCCGTGGATCCGGCGACGGGTATCGGCCTCTCGCCGATCGCAGTAGCACGGGAGGCGATCGGTATCGCTCTGGCTGCGGACGAAGCCGCGGCACGGTTTTGGGAAGCTGGCGGTGTAGTCAGCGGGATCATCAAGACGGACGCCTCGCTCACGCCGGAGCAGGCACAACGTCTGCTCCGAGCCTGGGAGGCGATGCACCGGGGGGCGCGGCGTGCCGGCCGCGTGGCTGTCCTGGACTCCGGCGCCGAGTGGCAACCGGTGTCCGCGCCGTGGAAGGATTTCCAGTTCCTCGAGCAGAGGCAGTTCCAGGTCGCCGAAATCGCACGACTCTTCGGTGTCCCCCCGCACCTCATCGGCGACGTCGAGCGCTCGACGAGTTGGGGTACGGGAATTGCCCACCAGACGCTGGGATTCCTCCAGTTCACGCTGCGGCCATGGCTCGTCCGCCTGGAGGACGTCTTTTCCCAAGACCTCATCGTGACGCGCGGTCTCTATGTCCAGTTCTCGGTCGAGGGGCTCTTGCGAGCCGACATCGAGACGCGCTTCCAGGCTTACCGGATGGGGCGCGAGATGGGGATCTACTCGGCGAACGAGATCCGCGAACTCGAGGATCTCCCGCCGATCGGTCCGGAGGGGGACATCCTGTACGCGCCAGCGAACTGGGTACCTGTCGCACGGACCAGAACGGAACCAGCAGGAGGTGGCGATGAACCGGGCTCATCCTGAGATCACCTGTGAACGGCGGCATGTCGAGTGGCCGGTCACGATCCGGTCAGTCGAGGGGCGTCAGGACACGCGAACGTTGGTTGGATACGCTGCGGTGTTCGACCGTCCTGCACTCATCGGCAGCGGAGCGCTCCGCTTCCGCGAGCGGGTGGCTCGCGGTGCGTTCGCGAAGACGATCCAAGAAGCGGATGTCCGGCTCCTCGTGAACCACGATCCCAACCACGTCCTGGCGAGGACCACGAACGGGACACTCCGGCTGTCCGAGGACGAGACAGGCCTACGGGTCGAGGCAGACCTCGACCTACTCGACCACGAGGCGGCGCTCTGGGCGCGCCGGATCGAGCGCGGAGTCGTCAACCAGATGTCCTTCGCGTTCGACGTGATCCGGGAGGACTGGGATCTCGAGGCCGATCCGCCCGAGCGGACCCTGCTCGAGGTGCGGCTCTGGGACGTCTCCGTGGTGACGTTCCCGGCCTACGTCGATACGGTCGCGAGTGTCCGGATGGACGACCGAGTCCGGCGCGTCCTCGAGTCCCGCGGTGTCGTGCCGAGCGATGTCTCCGAGGAGCTTGCTCCCGAAGACACGCCGTGGCAGGCTCCGAGTCTCAGCGACTTTACTGACCAGCCATGGGACGAGCTCTCGGACGCTGAGAAGCGGCGCATCGCCGGGCATTTCGCCTGGGCGCCCGAGATGCCTCCGGAGCGCTACACCGACCTGAAGCTGCCGCACCACCGGCCGGAAGACGGCGCGGTCGTCTGGCGTGGTGTCGCAGCAGCGATGGCCGCGCTCTTCGGTGCGCGCGGCGGTGTCGACATCCCGGCAGCCGACCGCTGGCGCGTCTACGAGCACCTGGCGCGGCACTATCGGCAGTTCGATCGCGAGCCACCGGAGTTCAAGGAAGCGAGCTGGTTCCCGGCACCTCGGGCCGGCGAGGAGCCACCCGAGGAGGCGGTGCGAGCTCGACTCCTACGACTCCGCTTGGAGGCGCTGGAACGAAAACTCGGAATCTGGAGGTGAGGTATGCCGACCATTCGTGAGCTCTACGAGCGAGCACAGTCGATCTGGCACGAGATGCGCGCGATCCTCGACACCGCTGAGGCCGAGGGTCGCGATGTCACGGCCGAGGAGATGGAGCGCTACCGCAAGCTCGAGGACGAGCTCGATCGGGTAATCGAGCAGCGACAGGCACTCGAGCGGGCACAGCAGTACGAGCGTCTCATCGTCGAGGCGGTGCCAGCCGCTCCGCGTTCGGACGAGGAGGACGAGATACGGGTCTTCCGCGCCTTCGTCCGGAACGGCATCGACCTCCTGAGCGAGACGGAGCGGCGTGCGCTCGGTACCGGCACGGGGGCGTCCGGTGGGTATCTCGTGCCGGAGACGCTGGCACGTGACCTGGTGGCGGTCATCTCCGAGTATTCGGCGATGCGGCAGATCGTCACCCCGATCGTGACCCAGTCGGGTGAAGACCTCCTGATCCCGACCGTCGACGACACGTCGAACGAGGGGACGATCGTGGCGGAGAATGCACCGGCACCCGAGCAGGATGTCGCGTTCGGCCAGAAGAGGCTGCCAGTCTACAAGTACGCCAGCCGGGCCGTGAAGGTGAGCCTGGAACTGCTGACTGACGCGGACTACCCGGTCGAGCAGTGGCTGTTCCGGCTGCTCGGTGAGCGGATCGGCCGGGCGGTCGAGAGTGACTACGTCGCGGGCACCGGCACGGGCGAGCCGGAGGGGATCATCACGAACGCCACGGTCGGTGTCACGACGGCGGCGAACAACGCGATCACCTACGACGAGCTGGTGGACCTCGTCCACTCGCTCAACCCGGCCTACCGGCGCAGTGCCGTGTTCCTGATGCACGACACGACCGTGCAGGCCATCCGCAAGCTGAAGGACCCGAACGGCCAGCTGCTCTGGCAGCCGTCTCTGGCTGATGCGGCGCCGGGGACGATCCTCGGCTATCCCTACTACACCAGTCCCTACATGCCCCAGATGGGGTCTCAGGCCACGGTGATCGTCTTCGGTGACATCCGCGCCGCCTACGTCATCCGCGACGTGCGCGGTATTGAGCTGGTGCGGAGCGACCGCGACGTGGTCGACACCTACCAGATCACCTTCAACGCCTGGTTCCGGACTGGCGGCGTGCTCCAGAACGCAGCTGCGGTGCGGGTCATGCAGATGGCGGTGTAGACCCGATGACCGGTGGAGGGTGATAGTCCCTCCACCGGTCCACTCTCTGGGGGGAGGAGTCATGCGCGTACGCATCCGCGTCACGCTCGCAGGACCTCAGATCGTCTATCACGCGGGGGAAATCTACGAGATCGACGACGAGAACGCGCGGCGGATCATCGCTGCCGGTTTCGCCGAGCCGGTCGGGAGCGAACCGGCGCTGGAGGAGCCGCCGCGGCCGCGCCGGCGACGCGGCGCAGTCGAGGTGGAGACGACGATGGCTGAGGCGGCTGAGGAGCGCTGACCGTGCTCGATGTCCGCATCGCGCCTGCCGAACTCATCCGCGGCATGCCGGCGACACTCACCGTGACCGTGACGGACGGGTCGGGGGCTGTCGTCGATCCTGGTACTGTCACGGTCACGGTCACCCGGCACGACGGCACGACGCTGTTCAACGGTGCGGCGTCCGGGAGCGGTGCGAATCCGCGCACTGTCTCGCTCGACGCCAGCGACCTCGCGCAACTTGACCGGCTGACCGTGACGGCGGAGGCCTCCGCGTTCGGCGAGGCGTCCGCCGTGATCCCGGTCGTGGGGGCGCCACTCTTCTGGGTGAGCGAGGCACGCGACTTCGACCAGGGCCAACTCGCTGACAGCACGCGCTTCCCGGACGACGTGATCGTCGCACTCCGCGCCCGCATCCGCGAGGCCTTCACGTCGGTGACCGGGCGGCGGTTCGTTCCGGAACTCGTCGATGTCACGCTCGACGGTTCCGGTTCGGGCCTGCTCATCCTTCCCGACGTCGAGATTCGTGCGCTCCGCGCGATCTGGATACGCGAGGTGGTTACCTGGCAAGAGCTCGATGCGAGCCAGCTCGCTGCCGTAGCCATCGCCGAGCCAGGCATGCTCGTGCGGACGAACGGCGTCTGGCCAGAGGGGATCGCGAACGTCCGCGTCCGCTACGAGGCCGGGATGGAGCGCGTACCGCTCGAGATCCGCCGGGCTGCGCTGCGTCTCGCTGCATCGTACATGGGTGCGCTGTCGTCGAACCTGCCTGACCGCGCGCTGACGCTGTCCGACGAGCTCGGCACCTTCCGTCTGGCCACGCCAGGTGTCGGCGGTTCCTGGTTCGGATTGCCCGAGGTCGACGCGGTGCTGCAGCGCTACCGTATCCGGATTCCGG